CTTCAAGGTGTCAGTTGCACCGAAGGTGATACAGCCGATGTAGTTTTTGGAACAGCTCAAGAAGTTACAGATGCTGGAATTGGAACTGTAGAAGATGTGCAAATGACTTCAGCTAGTTCTGCAATGACAATTGCCGGATCTCCAGCCGACGATGATTATACATTTTTTCAAGTTTATAGAGACGCAGCTGACGGTAGTGATACTTTTACTGGTGATGCCAGATTATTAGGAATTAAATTATTTTATACTACAGACGCTGCCAACGACGCATAAGGTATTTAGATATGAGAGATTTAAAAAATAAACTTACTACAGGTAAGAATTCAACAAACATACAATCAAAGAAAATAAAAGGTTTTGGCTACCAAGTTTTAGGGTTTGGTTCTGGAAGTGGTGGTGTTCCTAATGACATAGCATATTTAATTGTCGGTGGAGGTGGTTCTGGTGGTACTAATCTTGGTGCCGGTGCTGGTGCCGGAGGAATGATAACAGGAACATTTACAGCTGTAACTGCTGGTAGTGCTTTAACTGCTACAATAGGTGGTGGTGGTGCTGCTGCTAGTGGTCCTGTCGCTCGTGGTGCTTCTGGAGTCAATACTACTTTAACAGGAACACCAATTACAAACCAAACCGCTATTGGCGGAGGTGGTGGAGGAGGTGGTGGTGGTCCTACTGCTAATGGTACAGGTCTAGGTGGTGGTTCTGGTGGAGGTAGTAGATATAATGTTCCTGCAGGTGGTTCAGGAACTGCAGATCAAGGAAATGATGGTGGAGGTGGTGTAGGTTCAACACCAGATTATGGTTCAGCAGGTGGTGGTGGCGCTGGTGCTGCTGGTGGAGATGCTAATCCTTCTTCTCCTTACTCTGGTGAAGGTGGAAATGGTGAAGCTTCATCAATAACAGGTTCTTCAGTAACTTATGCTGGTGGCGGAGGTGGTAAAAGTAATCCTGATGATGGTCCTGGTGGTTCTGGCGGCGGTGGTGCTGGTGGTGCCCCTGCAGGTACAGATGGAACTGCTAATCTTGGTGGTGGAGGAGGAGGATCAATTCCAGGAAATTCAGGTGCTGGAGGTTCTGGAGTAGTTATTTTATCTGTTCCAACTGCAACTTATTCAGGCACGTCAAGTGGTACTGTAGCAATTACTACATCCGGAGCAAATACAATATTAAAATTTACAGGAGATGGTACTTATACAACATAGGAAATTATTATGGCTCACTTTGCAAAATTAGACGACAATAATATAGTCTTAGCAGTACATGCACTTGGAAATAAGGAGACTGAAAATTCCGAAAATGTGGAAGATGAAAATATAGGAATTGCATACCTTACTAAAATTCACAAACATTCAAACTGGAAACAAACTTCATACAATACAACAGGTGGAGTTCATAGATTAGGTGGCACACCTTTTAGAAAAAATTATGCTGGAAAAGGATATACTTATGATGAAGGTAGAGATGCTTTTATTCCTCCACAAAATCATCCATCTTGGACATTAAATGAAACAACTTGTCAATGGGAAGCCCCAGTTGTTGAGCCTGATGATGGAAAAAGATATGATTGGAATGAAGATAATCAATCTTGGGATTTAATTGAATAAATTATTTAATTAGTGGTGGAATGAATTATGAATAATTTAAAAGATTACATTCTTCTTTTAGATAATTGGATTCCTAAATCCGTTTTAAATAAAACATTAAAAGAATTACCTAAAAATAAATCTTGGGAACAACATACATACACGGATTCAAAAACATTAAAAGCTAAACAGAGAAATGGTGATAAAGAGTTAGATATTTGTTATGGAGAAAATTTAACTTATGTACGAAAATTACATGATTTAACTTGGAAAGCATTAGAAAAATATATTCTTGTAGATAAAATAGGTGGTGATAAGTTCAAAGGTTGGTCAGGATTTAGTCCAATTAGGTTTAATAGATATGATAAAGATCAAATTATGTCTAAACATATAGATCATATTGTAAGTTTATTTCCTGGTAATCCAAGAGGCATACCGATTTTAAGTATATTAAGTTTATTAAATGATAATTATCAAGGTGGAGAATTTATTATGTTTGATGATTATGAAATAAAACTTAAAGCTGGAGATCTTTTAATATTTCCATCAGTATTTTTATATCCACATTTAGTCAAACCTGTAACGAAAGGAATTAGATATTCTTTTGTATCTTGGTGTTATTAAATGAAAAATCCTACAAAACAATGATTGTAAATGATAAATTATTTTACATACATATTCCCAGAACAGGTGGGAGATTTTTATATGAAATGTTATTAAACCAAGTTAAAGAAAGGCCACACCATAAAAAATATTATAAAGGTATAGCGGGTCCTCATCTACACTATCCCTTATATAATGAATACTTTGATGTAGAAGATACGACACATTTTACAATAGTTAGAAATCCATTTGATAGATTTAAATCAGCACTTAAGGGCCCTCTTCAACATCAATCCTTAGATTTTATTTTTAAAAAAGGATTCTATGATGGAATGAAAGAGCTAAGGGACAGTGAGCTAGGATATAAAAATAACTGGTTTAGACCTCAACATGAATTTGTGTCCAACACTACTCACGTATGGAGACTTGAAGATGGGTTGGGAGACAATTTTATAAAATGGATGTTGGATAAATTTAATGTGAAAGCTAACAATAATATAAAAATTGGAGAGTATAGTAAGGATGAATATGATAAAATTAAGGTGCCTAATTCAGTGAATCAATATAAACCTTATATAAAAAAATATTATAAAAAAGATTTCGAAAGGTTCGGTTATTAAATGAAAAATCCTATTATACATAATTTATTTCCAATACCTATTTATTCAACAGATATAAATAGAAATTTTACCAAAAAAGAATTAGGTTTTGTAAAAGATCAAAAAAACTATTGTACTAAGAATGAAGGAAATATTCATACTACTGACAGCTATATATTAAACAAACCAGAACTTAAAAAAATTAAAAAATTTTTAGACGAATGTTGTAAGGATTATTTAAAAACAATCATATGTCCACAAAATAATATTGAAATTTATATTACACAATCTTGGTTAAATTATACTGACAAAAATCAATATCATCATATGCACGAACATCCTAACTCAGTAGTATCTGGTGTTTTATATTTTGATTGTGATAAAGATAATGATCAAATAAAATTTTTTAGTCCATTAAAATATAAACAAATTTCTCCTAAAATAGATGAAACGAAATTTAATATTTGGAACTCTAGTTCTTGGTGGTTTTCTCTAAAAACAGGACAACTATTAATGTTTCCATCATTAACGACACATAAAGTAGAGGTTAAAAAAGGTTCAAATACTAGAATTAGTCTTTCATTTAACACTTTTTATAAAGGTACTATAGGTTCAAATAAAGATTTAACAGAGTTGATACTTTAATAACAAAATGATATATAATAAGACTGGTGGGGGAAAATGCCACCACACTTTCCCCTGCTTTTAATATTTGAATTCCCCTCCGATCTGATATAAGTCATAATAAAAAGGTTTTTATATGCTACAAAAAGTAAACTTTTTACCCGGATTCAATAAACAAGTCACACCTACTGGTGCCGAAGGGCAGTGGACAGGTGGAGATTATATCCGTTTTAGATATGGTACCCCTGAAAAATTAGGGGGCTGGGATCAATTAGGCGAGGATAAACTCACAGGAGCCGCAAGAGCCCTTCACCATTTTGATGATAATGCAGGTATTAAATATGCTGCTATAGGAACAAACAGAATTTTATACGTTTATTCAGGCGGAACATATCATGACATTCACCCGATTAATAATACGATTACGGGCTGTGATTTTTCTACAACTGATACTGAGACTGCTGTTACCATAACTTTTCCAACACCTCATGGAATGAATGAGGATGATATCGTTTTATTAGATACAGTTACCGCGCCTCCGGGTTCAGGCTACACCGATGCAGCTTTTGAAGATAAAAAATTTATGGCAACGTCCATTCCTACAGCGACAACTATTACGATTACGATGGATTCTGCTGCATCAGGAACCACAACCAATGTGGGAAGCGCTCGAGCTCAAACTTATTATACGGTGGGTCCTGCTCAGGAAATTGGAGGATTTGGTTGGGGTACTGGTCAATATTCAGGAACCGCTTCAGGTCCAGCAACTACAACTTTAGCAACGACTCTTGCCGTTCCTCCCGCTGCAGTCACTGATATTGTTTTAACCAGTTCTACTGCCTTTCCGAACTCAGGAGAAATTAATATAGACTCAGAAGATATTTCTTTTACGGATAATGATACGACGACCGGAACTTTGAGTGGAGGAGCAAGAAACGTTAATGGAACTACTTTAGCCGGACACTCGTCTGGTGCGACCGTTACTAATATTTCAGACTATGTTGCTTGGGGAGAATCTTCTTCCGATGATGTTACCCTTGAACCCGGCATGTGGGTTCTAGATAATTATGGTACTACTTTGATCGCTTTAATTTATAATAATAAATGTTTTGAATGGGATTCAACTGTTGCTAATGCAACCAATGTTCGAGCAACCGTTATTTCAGGAGCACCCACAGCTTCAAGACACGTACTCGTATCTCCTGTAGATCGACACTTAATTTTTTTAGGAACTGAAACCACAATCGGAACTGCATCAACACAAGACGATATGTTTATCCGATGGTCTGATCAAGAAAGTACGAGTGACTATACTCCTACTGCAACGAACACGGCAGGAACTCAACGGTTAGCGAATGGCTCTAAAATTATGGGCTCTATTCGGGGCCGGGATGCTATTTATATCTGGACAGATTCAGCCATCTTTTTGATGCGTTTTGTGGGTCAGCCTTTTACTTTTTCTTTTGAACAAGTTGGAACGAACTGCGGACTCATTGGTAAGAATGCCTGCATGGAAGTGGATGGTACCGCTTTCTGGATGTCAGAAAACGGCTTCTTTCAATACTCAGGTCAACTTCAATCAATGCCATGCCTCGTTGAAGATTATGTCTTTGATGATCTTAATAGTACTTCTAGAAATCTTATTAATGCAGGACTCAATAATTTATTCGGAGAAGTGAGCTGGTACTATTGTAGTTCAGGTTCTAATCTCGTAGATCGAGTCGTGACTTATAATTATTTAGAATCCGTGATGCTTAAAAAACCGATATGGTATACTGGTTCTTTGCCGAGAACGGCCTGGGAAGATTCAGAAATATTTAATAAACCTCATGCATGTTATTATACAGACACTGATGATGCTTCTTTTGATGTCACAGGCAATACGGATGGAATTACCATCTACTATGAACATGAAACAGGGACCGATCAAATTGATGCAGGAGGGGCAGTAACCCCTATTCTGGCTG